CTCCTCTGTGAACTTCGCACTACCACCATCAGTACCAATTTTAAGCATAGGAGCACCAGCCATCGATGTCGAAATAAAAGCATTAGATGCTAAAATTGCAGTCTGATCAGACTCTAAAACGATGTCCCCGTCCGCTGCTGATGAAGTAAAGTTCCAGAGCCCCTGGCGATCGTCACCACTATCGAGGCACCACACGAGTTCCTTAACTGGGTGGTTGTAAGAGAGACGAACCTGCTTGGTGCTACCGGATGCTGAAACAGTATCGGTACCTGTGTGCTGAACCTGCTCGATGAGGTACTCGTGACCCTTCTGAGCGAAGCGTCTACGCTCCTCCGTATCGAGGTAGATGTAGTTGGCCCACACCTTGAAGGTGGAACCATCCGTGTACGTCGCAAATTCAGAGGAGAGGTCGAAGTCGAGACGAACCTCGTGGTACTGGAGGGCAATGAGAGGGAGAGCGAGACCGGGATTACGGTTGAAGAAGAAAATGAGAGGAAGGAACACCTGGGAATTGACAGCTGTAGTCATCTTACCCCAAACAGCCTTCTTGGTGTCGTCGAGGTAAAGTTCGGAGTAAAGACGCCACCACTTTTGGTAATGCTTATCGATGCGCTGACCACCGATGGAAAGCTCGACATCCTTCACGGCGCGCTCTGCGACCCAGCAGGCGTCGGCATTGGCAGTGGCCGTACCGGTCTCAAGCCCAGACTTAGACTTAAGCTCTATATACATATCAGTGACGAGATCACCGTTGCGGGCAACAGTCACGGAGACACGGCCATTATTAGCAGCGGTACCGTTGACGGTCTGCTCGATGTTCTCCATAGCGAAGTTGGTGTGGCGACGATAAACCGCCTGGAAGAAAGTAACCTTGGGGTTGCCAGTCAGGTAAACATCCTGGGCACCGTAAGCGACAAGTTGCATGAGACCACCAGCCATTTTTTATTATATGCAGAGATTTTTTTTCAACGCGAAAAATCTCAAATTTTGTTTTCCCCTGAAACATTAGTATGTCCGACACAGAAGGAGAGATTGAAGAAATTGTTGATGATAATGAGAGTATCGTGGATACATCTTCTGAAATTTCAGAAGAGACTGGTATAATAGAGGCTATGGGAGCTTTACTTGCTAATGATGAAGGAGAGACTGTGTGTACCGCATTATTGAACATAGGTAAACAGATTGAAACACAGAATAAGATATTAATAAAAATTGTTAGTGTGTTGAGAGAAAAACTTAATTAAAGTTATGTAGAGTTTATATATAAAACCGAGTATTGTTTATTTTTCTTTTCGAGGCTTAGAAAAATAAATCGTATATAATTCAACGAGATGATCCCTTCACTTTCACTCTTCGACGAAAATTTGCCTTCCGATTTCAATGAAGAACAGATCATGGAAACATTGAAAAAACTTGAGGATGTATGGCATCTCAACACAAAAAGAAATAAATATATAGTTTATCAAATTGGTCCTCAGAATTTCTTTTCATCTGATGAAAGAGATGAAAATGGTATGCCTGATGAAAATATTGGATTGGATATTATTAATATAAGACACAAATCAATTCTTAATAATCTTTTTGACATGTATAGCAGAGCTCAAGAGCTTGATATTCTTGAAAAGGAAGATGATGAACAAACAAGTGTATCATTTCGTATAAACAGACTTGTCGATCATGTAAATGATCAATGGGAAATTATTCTCAATGCTAATCACTGTTATGATAGGATAAATAATCCCAAAGCTGTGCCAATATATCCTGAAACTGATCCTAAAAAATATAGACGTTCAATAATTGGTGACACTGATGAATGTACCCCATATCAAAAATCATTGATAGAATATCTGAGAATTCTTAATAAAAACAAGTACAAAAGATACAAGGGTCAGGTATATTCTCAGATTAAAACGCATGATAATGTATACACAAAGTCGTGGAAACATGAGTATGATATGGAGGATTATGTGTATTCTGTACCTCAGAAAATCGAAGGGCCACTTTTATGGAAACTCATGACATCATCTAAGGGACTATTCAAGGAAGTTGCCAACTATCTTATGAAATGTCATGACAGGCAATTCTCTGATATAGTAAAGGATAGACATACATGGTCATTTAAAAATGGAATTTTGATTGGTAAAAATTGGAATAGTGAAAAGAATATATACGACTCTGTCTTTCATCCTTATGACTCTCCCCAATTTAAAAAGCTTCCACCTAATGTGGTCAGTTGTAGGTATTTTGATTTGGAATATGAAGATTATTCACATTACGATGAATGGTATGATATCCCGACACCCGCGGTTCAGAGTATACTCGAGTATCAGGGTTTTTCGAAAGATGTATGTGAATGGGTATACATAATGTCTGGTAGGTGCTTCTTTGATGTTGGTGAAATGGACACGTGGCAAATAATCCCATTTTTCAAGGGTGTGGCTGGAACTGGTAAATCGTCTATAGTCGATAAATTTGTCGGAAATGTATACGAACGCCAGGATTGTGGTACACTTGGTAATAATATCGAAAGGAAGTTTGGTCTTTCTGCTATATATGATAAACTTTTGTTCATCGCACCTGAATTGAAGGGTGATTTATGTCTGGAACAGGCTGAATTTCAATCTATGGTAAGTGGTGAGAATATCTCAGTTGCTGTTAAAAATGAAAAAGCTAGAACGGTAAAATGGACAACTCCTGGTATATTGGGAGGTAATGAAATTCCTAATTGGAATGATAACTCTGGTAGTATTGTGAGAAGAATAATGGTGTGGAATTTTATGAAATGTGTCGCCGATGAAGACAAGGATCCACTTTTGGAATTTAAAATAATGGAAGAGATGCCAAACCTAATTCAAAAATGTCTCAGAGCATATTTAAATGCCGCCCAAAAATTTAATGGTAATGATATATGGAAATGTGTACCAGAATATTTCAAAATTCAAAAAGAATCCCTGGAAAGGCAAACTCATTCTCTGGAATCATTCTTATATTCGGATGATGTTGAATTAGACCCGACTAAATTCTGTACAATGTCATATTTCAAAACCTACTTTGACAGATTTTGTGTGGCTAATAGCTTCTCTAGAAGAAAGCTTAATCAAGATTTGTATCAGAAACCATTTAGTAATAAAAATATAAGAGTGGAAAAATGTGGCGAGAGTAAGCACAAAATAATGTATGAAGGTGATATGATTGAAATTTCAGAAGCTATTAAGAATAAGTATGAAGTCGAATTTGATGGTAAACCATTAACTAAAAATACAGAAATCATAGTCGGATTAAATTTAAATGTCAGTGATTAATAAATGATGAACACGCGTTATTTGACGAATGACGAGAAGATATATTTTAAACAACTTTCTAATAAGGGTATGAATGTAAACAGTATGATAAAAGACATAGTTGGAAAGAAAATAAAAAATAACAAAGAAGACATTATTGTAAGCCCATTAATGTTGGGATTTTTCAATTCAATAATAAACGGTAGTTTTAGTCCAAAACAAAGAGTAGATTTGATTAGTATTTTTAATAATAAACCTAATACTTTTAAAACCAACAATGTTACTGTAAGCATAATGTCTATGAAATTATATTACGGTCAATTTAAAGTCGGGGCCGAACACTCTTTAAATGGAAAATTTGGGGATGTGGAAATGAATAAAAAATATTTCATGATCCAGCTTAATGGAAAAATACAAAATGGTAATCAGGAAAAACAGGTTACGTTTAGAATATATAAAAACGGTAAAATACATTATTCGGGAGGTTTTTTAAATAACGATGTAAACATACCAGAATATGTTAGGAAAGTCATAGTAGATAACTATACAGATAAAAGTAACTTTTATTATAACCCCATCGTTTTTAATAATACGGTCGGACAATATGAACTTGCGAATGGTATAGTCATATTACCCCAACTTGCGAGAGATTTTAGAATTACCGGAAAGACAAATTATGAACCAGAACTTAAAGCTAGTCTAAAAATGACTTATGAAGGATTTATGTTCCAGATTTTCAGATCTGGTGTCTTTCAGATT